TCTCTTCTGTGAGTTCTTGAGCGTGTCGTGTGCCTCGTTGATCTCCTGGAACTTGTCCTTGTCACCGCCCCTGTCCGGATGATGCCGCTTGGCCAGTTCCTTGAACGCCTTGGTGATGTCTGCGCTGGTGGCCTTTTCGTCCACACCTAGTATGTCATAATAATTTTTCATTTATTACAAGTTTATACTAGATCAAGCGTGTGTCAACGCCTGGTAATTATTTCTTGATGTCTGTCTTTTTACCGTTCACGTAAAGTCCAAACCAGGCCGCTCCAGCACCAACCACAACAGACACGAAACCTGCCTGTGCGTTGTTTGGATTCTCCAGCATCATGAACCACTCCATGGTGTTGTAGAACACCAGTCCGTACAGTACCATCATAATCCTTGGAACTGTTCTCCAGTTCGAAAGGAACTGTGGTAATTCATCTCTCAGGAACACCCAGATGACCTTGATCAGTTCCCAACCATCCCGGGCACCTTTCTTGATCATGCTTGTTTCTTCTTTTTTAGTTACGATCATGTCTTCTTTTAACTCAGCCATTATTTGATACCTTTTATTTTAGAGTTTCTCTTCCTGTGTCCGTTCCATGCCACGAAGCCGCCCAGTCTAAGTGACCAGTACGCCAGGTAGTTCATGGTGTAGAAACCGTTGACATTGATGTTGATGTCCCTGAAGATCTCGTCCGCCCTCTTCTGTGTGAGGTCTCCCATGGTGTCTTTCTTGTTCTTCTCAAGGAGGGTCTTGTACTTGTATGCGTAGTCATGCACAAGTCCACCCACTAGCAACACTCCCACAGGTGAGAAGAAAGTCCTCATGAATTTTGGTATGCTGGCCCCATCGAACGTGAAGCCCGCTGGTATCACGTAGTCCTTGCCGTCTATGGTGTAGTGCCAGTCCTTGGTGATCTCCCAGTTACGTGTTGAAAGCAACCACATCACTATGGCCTTCCAGAAGCCCTTGCCCTTGGTCGGGATCCTCAGTGGTTGTAGGTGTGGCAGTTCCTTGTACTCGAACTTGAGTTTGGCCTTTGCTCTTTTGTCAAACTTGTTTATTATCGCGGCTATGATGACCACTGCTATAAGCACGGTCCATTGCCAAAATTTCATCGCTAGTGTTAGAATTAATTCCATTTGCTCTCCTCGTTTATGTGCGTATTTATTCGATCGCGCCTTTGACGATGCCTGCTTCAACCAGTTTCTTACGGTTCCGCATGTGTTGTTTCTGTACATCCGCCTTGGCACCACCGAAGTAGGCCACGGCGTGTCCCTCTTGACACATGATCTCACTCACTGGCTTGTCCTCGATCAGGAAGTCGCCCAGCACCCTGCCGAACTTGCCCTTCATGTCCTCACCCTTCTTGCTGATAGTGGTCCTCAGCACCGGCTTTGGTCCCAGCAGTGACTTCAGTCTGGCCTTGGCCGCGAGTCCGAATTTCTTCTCGATCTTGTTCCTTGTCCTTGATTCTGGTGTGTCTATGCCCATGATCCTCACACGCTCGTTCATCTGCCATATGCCGAATCCCAGGTCGATGTCCACGTCCACTGTGTCACCGTCTATGACCTTCTTCAATTTACATCTGTACGTCCACACTATCTGCTTCCCCCGATGTATCCACCAATCACTCCGATCAATCCTGTGACCGACATCTTCATCAGTGTTATCACGCTCTCGTCCACTGGTCTGTTCTCTTCCAGTGCCACCACATAATCGCCTATGATGATGACCCCAAGCAGTATCAACACACCACTTGTTATCAATAGTATCACTATGTCTTTGAAATTTTTTATCATTGTTTGTTCTCCTCTGTCCCTTCGTAGTATTTCTTGTATTCCTCAAGTAGGTTGTTGGTCTCTTGTAGTTTCTGTCTTATCTGTGCGAAGTTCCGGGCTATCATCTCGAAGTCCTTGTCAGTCAGTCCGAACAGCACGGGGTCTATGCCTTCCGCCTCCAGTTTGGCGAAAACTTCCTGTGCGTTCTCTGATGTGATGATGATCCAACGCACCTTCTCCAGGTCCAAGGCCTCGGGTTTTGGTAGGTTCAGTTTGGCCCGGGGTTCCTCCACGGAGAATATCTTCACACGCTTCTCGCCCACGCTACAGGCGGACAGTAGTACGATCATGGCTATCAATAATATTTTATTCATATGGTACGTACGCCGGGTTGGCCAGTGATGGACACTCCGGGTTTATCTCCGACTTCTTGGTTGCCTTCAATTCCTCTTCCGTCCTCTCGGCACCTGACGCCAGTTCCACGCACCTCGCGGCGTTGTCAGCACCCTTGTTGATGATCCGCTCGATGGCTCCAGTCCTGTCTATGGCCAGTTTGCCGATGTCTCGTTTGCCCTTGTTGAATCTCTTGTCCAGATCCTCTAGGTCCTTCTTGAATGTCATCACCAAGGCGTTGAGCTTCTTGTTGCTCTCCATTATGGCCGTGAAGTCTTTCTTCTGCTGTTCTAGTAATTTGGTCTGTGACTCTATGCCCCGTTCCAGTTCGATCTGGTTGGCCTTGAGGGTGGCGTTGTCCGCACGTAATTTCATCACGTACACGCCAGCACCCGCTATACCGGTTATTAGCATTATGGCTATTGCCATTTTTATTGTTGAAAACATAATAGCAGTATTTATTGCCTATAAGTACGGACATGAAATACTTGATCACTGGTTCTGCAGGGTTTATTGGTAAACATTTGGTCAATCGATTACTCAAAGGGAATAATTACATTTTCAGTATTGATAGGAAAGATATTGGTTTTAAACATAAAAATTTAAAACATTTTAAAAAGGATCTAACAAAAATAAAGAAATTTCCAAGTGTTGACATTGTGATCCACCTTGCCGCATACAATGGCACTAGGTTTTTTTATGAAGATCCTTTAAATGTGATGAAAGATAATATCCTTTCAACGATTAATCTAGTTGATTTCTATAAAGATAAAAATTTAAAAAACTTTATATATGCAGGTACTCCAGAATCGATAGCAGGTGCTACTGATTTATTTGGAATGAAAATGCCGTGCAAAGAATCATATCCTTACGTGTTTGATTCGAATGTGCGTTGGAGTTATGGAATGAGCAAGACACTAGGAGAATTGTATATCACTTCTGTCAAATGGAAATACAAGGTCATAAGATATTTTAATGTGTATGGGCCGGGGCAGATCGAACACTTCATACCTGATTTCATAGAAAGTGTTATTGCTGGAAAACCAAAACTTAAAGGATATCAAAATACAAGAAGTTTTTTATACGTCGATGATGCAATATCTCTCACTTTAAAAGTAATAAAAGAAAGCAAACTGCAAAACGAGATAGTCAATGTGGGCAGTGAGTCAGAAACATCTATACTGGAAGTGGCCAAAAAAATTATGAACATAATGAAATGTGAAAAAAAATTAGTGCTAGAGGATCACCCGAAAGGAAGTGTTTTAAGGCGATGCCCGGACACCAGCAAGATAAAGAATATTTTACATTTTTTACCAAAGACAACTTTAGAGGAAGGGCTAAAAAAAACAATTAAATCTCTCATATGATAATCGGAATTCTTGGATGCGGAACAGTAGGCACAGCAAATAAAAAAGTTTTTAAAAAGTTTGATTTTGCAGTAAGAGTGCATGACATTAAGTTTAAAACGGAAATCAATAACTTATTAGCCTGTGACTTGATTGTGGTGTGCTTACCTACTCCGACACTGCATGATGGTACTTGCGATACCAGACTGATTGTAAAATATTTGCAATATCTTCACAAGGAAAAATATAAAGGTATTGTATTAATTCGATCCACAGTACTCCCTGGATTCACACACGAAATGCAGAAAAAATTCAAAGGACTTGAAATTTGTTATAGCCCTGAATTTTTGAGAGATAGATCCGCTTACAAAGATTTACTAAATTCTGATTTTTTACCAATTGGTACAAATAATAAAAAAACTTTTAAGATAGTCAAAAAAATACACTCACAATTTGTGAAAAAAATCATTCAAACAAGCACGTCCGAAGCAGAATTAATAAAATACATGAACAATATCATAGCATGTAATAAGGTTGTATTTGCTAATATTGTTTCGAATATAGCTCAGAAAAAAAATTGTAATTATAAAACTGTAAAACAAGGTCTAGTAAACCTAGGTAGAGTGACAGACAACTACCTTGACATGGGCAAAAATCATAAAGGATACAACGGAGCCTGTTTGCCGAAGGACATAAAAAGTTTTGTGAGATTCTGTAAAAAGGAAAAATTTAAATTTAATCTATTTGATGCGATAATAGAAGATAATAAGAAATTTATCTAGGCTCTTTCATCCTACCATCCCATATTTTAGTGAAGCACAGACGGTTCGTATCATTTCCCCTGTTATATAACGGAAAGTTGTTGTTCTTGTCAATACCAAAATATACACAAGGAGAAACTTCTAATTCATATTTCTCACACAGTTCTTTCTGCTTGGAACGGTATTTTTCAAAAATGTAATCTGCTCCGTGTTCCAACATCAACTTGGTGCCTACATGGGCACTTAGAAGATTAATGTAATTGTAATTGTCCTCGTTTATCACATACAATTGATCTGTAAACATTTTCCTCTGCATACGCATACCTATCCTGAAGTGTTCAACAGGAAAAACTTTGGACAAAGATGTCACAATGTACTCTATACAGGGGTGTGTGACGTCGACTTGAAATCCTGTTGCAAGATTAAGATAAGCAAAGTCCAACATAACCGGTACTTCTTTTTCGTCACATTCTGTGAGAAGCCTTTCTAGATCATATGGCACATCACCGGTATCTGCAAAAGGAACACTCAGAAGTAACACGTCACCTTTTCTAATGTCGTCCTCATTTAACCATGCAAATCTGTCTGAGTACCATAACCTTGACATCATTTGTGAATAAAAGTACTCGCCTTTTGCTAGACGCAATCTTTTTTGTTCTCTGTACCTAAGATAGAACATGGCAAAAGATTCCGTTGTGCCATTTGTGAAACACAGTTCATTGTATCCTTCTATGCCGGTTATTTTAGGGTGTGTTGAAAAGGCCCATTCTTTGTATGTGCCTAGGAAGTCTTTACGCACTTGATCATGATCAAAGAAGTTTGGTTTTTTTGAATATTCTTCGATTGCTTGATTACGTGTGGCAACGGTGGCGTCATCGTACACGCTGAAAGCACCACCAAATGGTTCGTTCTTGTTATCAGGTAAATTTGTGACGTATCGAGGTTTAGTCATTCAAGAATCCACTCACCTGTACTGTGTGTTTATCTTCCACGCCGGCGTTTGCACTGAGGTGGTACTGTTCTCGGTCTACTATCACTCCATCACCGCATTTCCAGTGTGTGTACACGTCATTATTACATTGTAGGAAATGTCCTAATTTCCAGTCCTCGGCAAAAATGACTGCCCTTACTGGGTTTGGTCTGTCAGGGTATTTTTTCCGCAGTTGGAAAAAACTGTCAACATGAGGCGGAATGATAGAACCTGGGGGTTGCATTATAGAAGTGACCGACGAAATATCCATGTTCAAAAGTTTTGATAATCGATCTACATCTATTTTATTTAGGTCCCAAAGTATCTGTTTCATTTTTACATTTTCCCAACAGTACGTGTCTGGCAAAGGTGATTTCAACTGCGGCAGGCTGGAATTCTTGTTACTATCATTCCATATCCTGATAGATATTGTCTCATATTCGGTGTATTTGGCATCTAGGAATTGTTTGAAATTGAAATCAATAGAAATTTTTGCATACATGCAAATATTTATTGGCCTGTCGAACGTGGTGATTTCTTATTGGATCAAGCCAGGCTTGTAGACGGTCTTGCCGTTTTCTTTCATCGCAGTCAGCACACTCTTACGATTTCCCTCCGACTTGTATGAAACGTGTACCCAACCAGAGTCAGGTATTCCTGGTGTGTAGAATTCCAGGATAAGTTGATCGAAGTCTAGGTTGTCTTCTATGAACTTTGCGACGTCATAGTTTGGTGTGCCCGGACATTCTATGTCCACTGCTTCACCTTTGCAGTGCTGTGACTTGCTTGAACCACCCACCGCTTCGTTCAGTGCTGGTCCCCTGTAGCCTGAGTTGATCACCGTGACCCCAAATTGATCCCTGACCTTTTGTACTACATTCTCAAAAAGTTCTTTTGCGTTAGCGAGGTGTTCCTCACCTGGAGTGTTATCGATGCCTTGTCTAAGGGCAGTCTGGCTCTTGGTGAATTCCTGCAACGTGAAATTTGTGCTTAATCTTGTCATTATATTTTACTTAACAGAGCAGACTCGCCACTCTTGCTGAAAATGAATCTGTCCTCTGTGGTCTTTGTGATCTGATATGGTCCGAAATATTTTGTTAGAAACAAACACTCACTTATGGCACTCTCGTCTAGCCTAAATGCCTTGACTTCGTTCATGATCATGTTGGTGTTACCAAATGCGTGTAATTCAAATTTCAGTGTGTCTGCACCCCGCTTCTTGACTTCTATTACGTTGTTGTCCAGTTTGAATTCCATCATCTGGAACTTGTCAAAGAACGTCTTGACCTCCCCCAGTCTCATGCTCTGTATCTTCTGTGTGTAGGCTATCGGTGTTCTGGGCAGTATGTCTGCCAGGTTCTTGGCCGATGCCTCGAAAGGTGTTGGATCCTTGTGGTAAGTGAATTCGAAAGTTTCGATGTTTGTTAGTTTTGCGAGATCATCAAGGAACTTCCTGATCTCCCTGTCCACTTTCTCTGTCCTGGCGAACTCAACGAACACCCTGTGCTTGCCGTCCTCCAGCGTGCCCGGTGTAGCGTCAGCGTCCAGCACTTCCTTGTATCCGGTCTCTGCGAAACGTTCTAGGTCCTTGGCTGGAGCCTGTCCGTCCACTGATAATGCCAGCACCATGATGTTGCGGTCATCGCCCATCTTGGATTTGAATTGGTCTACCGAGAATCGTTTGTGTACGACTCCGTCTAGGTCTCCGGCTTTTAATCCTTCTTTAAGAAATGTCATTTAGATTACTTAATTCTCCAGATGCCTCATCTGTGGCATCTTGGCTTTCAATCTCGTCTTTACCGTGCTTGAAGTTGCCGATCAGTTCCTTGGGCATCCTGATCTCCACCACCCAAATGTCATGGCTGTCAATCTTGCCTTTCGTGGTGCCGGGCCTGTAGTCTTCCGGTCCCTTGATCTGTCTTGGCTTCAGTAATTCGTCTCGTTTGTAGAATACCTTGCATCCTCTGTCCAGCAATCTCTGTCCTCCCGCTGGATCTGGCATCTTGTCCGCTGGCCACATGAATGAACACGTTACAAAGTGTCTGGAATCAACAGGACCGGATAATAATTCACCGTCCTCCCAGTTCTTGAACACGTACACGTCTAGTTCATCTATCACGCGTTCGAAGTCCTTCAGTATGGATAGGGTAGGACCCACAGCGTAAAGTGATTGTACATTTTTAATGATATCTAAGACGTCATGCATAGCAAGTGTTATTTATCAGAAATATCTGTGTTGTAAAATATGCATAGTTTATCTGGTAATTTGATAGTAAGTATTTGTACATGAGTCCAACACAGAGACACATCAAATCACAATCCAACACAACCTACGAGGAGCCCTATGCTACCATATCAGAGCCTACAAATGCGACCTTTATTCCAGAGGAAACTGTGGAAACTAATGAGGAAGAAGCGTGTATTCGACAAGCGAGTCAAGATGTACTTGCTGAACGAGGGCTGGCTCAAGATACGGAAACAGAAGGATCGTAGGCGCAGAAGGGTGCTAAGGAAGATGTTCAAGGCCACCCAACTGGCCTATCTCCGACGTGTTTGTGCGTAGTTATTTGACGAACTGATCCATGGCATCGGCGTACCACTGGCGGTAGTGCTGTTCTATGCGTTCGAATGGGATCTCGTCCCTCTGGGCCACTGGTATGCCCGGTAGTTCATTCTTGATGACTTCCTTGTTCACGAGATCTAATATTACTGTGTATTCCAGTGCCTTGCCTGGTCCTATCTTCTTCTTTGAGAGTTCAACGAACTCATCGAACTTCTTGTCTGCTTTTATTATGTACTTCACACAGAAGTATCTCTTCTTGTTGTGTTTGCTACCCATTCTGTAACCTCGCTAGTTTTATCATGCAACTGGCTAAATTTATCTCAGGGTCAGCGACAAACGAATGATCCACCAACGCCTGCTTGATAATTAGCACCGCCTTGTCCTGCTGGTCCTCATCTTTGGACACCAGTTCCAGGTTGTCATACAGCCATCTGTATATCTCCTCACACTCCTCTGGTCTGGCCTGTGCGCAGACAAGTTTACGTGCTTCCTGTATCTTGCCCTGCTTGAACAGTTCTACCATCTCCAACCTGTAGTCCTGTTGACCACTATCGCCCTTGGCAGGTGGCATCAACTTGCCATCCCTCACGTTCTGTTGCACCATGTTGATGCACTTCCTCAGATCCGGATAACTTGCCTTCACATACGTGTCTAAAGTGTCTATGTCCTGTTCAACATTCTCCGCGATCAAGATCTCCGCGACCCTGGCGGTGAATTCCGTCTTGTCTATGGTCTCCATGTGGAAGCCCTGGCATCTGCTGTGAAGTGCCGGGATCACCCTGTTGGGATAGTTACAGGTCAGTATGAATCTTGCTGAGGTGTGATAAGCCTCCATCACGCCACGCAGTGCGGCCTGTCCGTTTGGACTCATGTAGTCCGCTTCATCCAGCAACACATACTTGTATGCGCCGAAAGGCATGATCTGTACGAAGTTGTTGATCTTCTCCCTGACCGTGTCCACCGAGTTCTCCCTGGATGCGTTTATCTCCAGTATGTCATAACTGCTAACGTCTAGTTCATGGAACAGCATCTTGGCCAGTGTGGTCTTGCCTACTCCTGGTGCTCCTGATAGTAGCAAGTGTGGTATGGACTTCTCGTCAATCCAGCTCTGTATCTGTTGTCTTTGTGCTTCGTCCCTGACCACGTACTCCTTCAGAGTCTTAGGCCTGTATTTTTCTACCCATAAATCTTTCATATGTGCTATATTACAGAAGTTTCCTTCGCTTGTCTATATAATTGTTCCGAGGCCATGTTTTTACCTTTGGCCTCCACCTGTATGTCGAAGTTTTCCGAGAACGAAAGAGCCCAATCATTTACCTTACGATTTGGTAATAGGTCCGAGTGTGCCCTCAGTTTCTGTTTCTTGCAACCTCTCGCAAGTAGATCTTTAATGTCATGCATCTCGGTGTGTGTTCGTTCACCAAGGTCTGCTACCGCAAGATGTTCGTCTCGTGAATACGAATAATGCATACTGGGTCTCTGACCACGCCACGAATCTATCACACGTTTGACCCTGTCGTCCGTGGGTTCGATGTACTCCTCGTCACGGATCCAGTGGTGATGCACATCTAGGACCAATGCGAGATCCTTCTCCAATTCCAGGCTCTTCTCCAAGCCGTGTCCCATCTCGTCATTCTCGATCGTTATCAGGTTCCTTGCCTCTGTTGATAATCTGGGTAGTGCCTTCCTGATGCCGTCTGGTCCTTGACGGCCTGATATGTGTACATTAATTTTACAACCATCCTGGAAGCTCTTGCCAAACCCCATCCATCTGGCCATGTCCGCGTGGTATTCGAATTCTTCTATGCTACGTTCAACTATGTCTGGTGTGTCTGACGCCAGCACACAGAACTGTCCCGGATGGAATGAAACTTTCACATCCAACTTCCTGGCCATCTCTCCCACGGGTGCGAATAGGTTCGCTAGGTGATCCTGTATGTCCTGTTGTTGCCACCATGACTTCCAGTCCTTCTCGGTGTAGCCCTGTAGCATTTCGCTACCTAGCCTCACCATCCTACGTTCCGGTGGCAGTGTGCCCACACGTTCTATCAACCTACGTGCGGCCGTTGTGTTGTGTGTCATGATGTCCCACTGTCGCTGTTCGGCCTCTTCCTGGTGTTCACGTAGCCAACGCATCGTGGTGCTTCTGCCGTTTAGATCACGGTCCTTGGCGTTGACTTTCATGCCGCCAAACTCCGACTCGTCGTTGAGCCATTTACAACAGAAACCAAAACGCTGTATCATCCTACAATTATAGCACTGATTGCCTATTTGTCAATTTGTGATTGTGCCCAATCATTGATCAATCCGGACACTTTCAAGCGGAATTTTGATTCCCTGTCCACATCTCTGAGGATCTTGTTGGCCTTCGCCAATTGCAATCCTTGTGCGACTGGTAATTTTATTGCTGTTGCAGTCTTTTTTCTCTGCTTCTTGAGTGCCTGTACCCTGTGCCAGCCGTCCAATAATATAAAGTATCCAGAATCTTTTATTGGTGCCACTAAAATAGGTTTCTGTTTTTTATTTTTTGTGAGTCCTTTGATCCAGGTCCTCTTCTCTCGGTTCAATGGCCGTTCAACACCCAGTCCAATGTCGGCCATTGTGACCAGTTTCTTTATTTCAACTTCAATCGGTTTCATAGTCCAATCCATTTATGTCAATTATTATCTGCCATTCTGGTCCTTTTGGTAGTGGCCTGCGTTGTGGGTAATCGTTCTCGTCTGAGATCTCCCTGTATTGATTGGCGCAGACGGGCCCACAGAACGGTCTGATTATCCTCTTGTCATATTTTGTGTCATGTAGGCTGTCGTACCAGTAAATCGCATTGAAGAATTCTTTTTTACAAACGTAACAGGTGTGTGATCTAGTCATTTTTTAATAACAGGTTGGCTACCCCAACCATCCCTTCATTTTCTTTGCTGTAAGCACTCATCAAAGTTTTCAAAGGCTTCAAATCATGTTTATTGCATAAGTCATAGTATTTTTTTTTGTATTTGGTGATCAGGTAATCCATTGGGAATTTGTCAAGATAGTATTTCCCTATCATCACATTAGGATAGGAGACCATTCTGTATTGGTTCTCGATCTTTATCGTGTCGCTTGTTTCGTGCTTGAGCCATCTCACACCAATCCTGCACCAATGCATACCAAAAGGTTTGCTTAGACTTGTCGCCATGCCTTTGATACAGTGTGCGCCTAGATCCAAATCTTGCTCCCAAGCGCAAGGTAACCAAGCACAATCCAGGTACACATCGATTCCCATGTCGTCGGCCCTGCTTATGATTTCATTGTATTGTGGATGTCTATCTCCTGAAGACGGAAATGGGTATTCCAATATCAACGGTTTGCCAGGCATCATGCTATCTAAATCAACATGTGCGAATTCCGGGTCTAATTTTCGATAATAGTTATATCCACCTTTGAAAACTTGTATGTTCCGCAGGCCATGTGTCATTATTATTTGATCTATGAAGTGTTGGCATCCTGTGATGACATCTCTCTGGGTAAAGAGCTCTAAACCTTTCACTTTGATGTATTTGTGTGACAACAAAGACTGCTGAAATGCGTGTATGAAATTATTGTATTCCGAAGTTATGTATGGGAATGATTTGTTTTCTTTGTTTTTGAAGAAATCGCCTCTTGCCTGGAGCAATTGGCGGTCATTGGAAAAGGGAGGTATCCAGTCTATCGCGAAACCTTTGTCATCGAAAAGTCTGTTTTGTTCACTAGTCATTGCCCGGCAGTGAAGTCATCTGTCGCATACCGCCCGTGTTGATGTAGCCGGCCTGCCTGTTGTTGAAGTCTGGTTCCTCTTCGGATACCAGCAGGATGTCATTCTCGTCGATCATCCTAACTTCCAGCTCTTCGCCCGCTTTCTTGACCTTGAGTGCCCTGGACCATCTGCCGTGTGCCACGAGTAGCCATTCGCCCACCCGCACGTCTTCCTGTTCCTTGCCAACTGCGTATACCTTGGCCCATCTTGGGTGTATGCCCGCTTCTGTGCCGTCGTCGTCAAGCAAGATGATTCCACCCTTTGATTTTGTGGCTCCGAACTGCATGTCTGAAACCAAAACCCTCTTCTTCAGTGGTGTGATGTCGTAGTCAACGGTGTACTGCTTACCACCATGCGATCCGAATCCTTTTGCTTGTAGATCTTCTATCTGTCCCATTGTAGAAGTATTATAGCGGATCTATTCCAATCCGTCAAGAGCGGCGTCTATGCCTTTTTTCTCCGTGCTCTCTGTCTTGGGTTTGAATGTAGCCACTGGTGTGGGTTCCGCTTCTACCTTGGGTGCCACCACCGGTTCCGGCGCTGGCCGTTGTTTGATCTCTGTCTTGGCGACAGGTGTCATCGTCTGCACGGTCTTTTGTGGTGGTGTCCTTGGTGCTGGTGCGGGTTTGGCCCTCGCTGGCGTGTCGTCCACCATGCCCCTAGGTTGTTCGTAGTATTTCTTTATGACTGTCTCTTTCTTGGTAACGACCTGTCCACCTGGTCCTAAAACGTCTCCACGAGCATTCACGTTCATGTTGCCTACCGCTTGTACGGTCTCGTTGGCCGCTCTCAATTTCTCTATGTCTACCATACGTCCCTGCATGGTTCTATACATTCTTTTTCTTGTGGGTCTTGCTACCATTTTAATATGCTCCTATATTGATTACTTATCATCGCAGGAATTCGGTGATGTCCAAATCGTACAGCATGGGATTGATCTTGTGTACTCCTATCAGGAACAGACAGAAACTGGCCACGCTGGATCCCCTGCCCACACCCCAAACAATATTATTAGCTCGTAGCGTGTCAACAAAATAGATCAGGAACTGTAGTACCCTTATAAATTTTTTCTTTTCAAATAGGTTGTATTCCAGTTGTACCCTCTGTCGTTCTTCGTCACTCTGACATCTCTCCAAAAGCCATTCCAGCATATTGATCTTGTAGTACTGTTCTGGCATGTGCCATGTGTTGATGTTCTTGTGATCGAACTCTGCCAGTGGTTCCCTGTTGGGTGCTGTGTTAATTTTTGGTAAATCCAGTCCAAGCTCTTTTAGTGCCATGCTGTATTTTGCAGTGTCTTCGAAGAACAGTCTTGATATGTCAAAATCTGGATCGGTGTAAAGCAAGTCAACGGCATCCTCTTCCGAGAACGTCACGTCTCCGTGGTCATTTGTCTTTGTCTTTTCCGCCATCTAGCACCTTTGGGTTGAACTTGAATATTTTAGCATGTTCCTGGTGCTGTTTGTCAATGGTGTTATGTTGGGTTTTCCAACTGAAATGTCCTGTGTATATGCCTTTGTCAAGTTCCTCATCATATGTTGCTGTGTCTGGCCTTAACCACCACGGATCAAATTTGCTGTATTTTTCCGAAAACCAGTCGGGCCTATCTAAAAGTATAAGCTCATTGCTGTCTTTGTCAACCGTGTAGGTAATACCATCTCCTTGCCATGAGCTGAGGGCTATGTGATTTATGGTGATGTTGCTCTCCAGTATTGAATTGGCCTTGCAGAAACATGCCGCGGCCATGATCTGGTCATAGGGAGGTCTTGGGAGTTCTATGAACCTGTTGCGACTGTTCATCTTCAACGTCTGGTAAAGTTTCTCTTCCCTCCAGGCCGTGATCGTGTTGGCGAACACCTGTTCGAAAAGATTCTTTAACCTGTCGAAGTACTCGGTCTGTTCCTTGAGGCTCGCGGTGTGCGGTGTCAGTGATAACTCTACACTGTACTCGTTGGGAAACAGTTCATTGTCTACTATGATTATTGATTTGAATTTAGTCTTCCAAGTGAAACTGCCTGACATCGGCAATATTTACTATTCCATGTTTATGAGGTCACCGATATCTGGTTCGTTGCGAAGTTTCTTGTTGTTCTTGTGCCACTCCTCGATTCGTCTCTGTCTTATGGCATCACGATATGTGTTCAGTGCCAACTGAAGATTGTGGAGCATCTCAGGATTACGTCCACGCCTGGCTATCGCGACCTTCCTCGAAAGTTCCTTGATGCGTTTGGAGATGTCCTCCTCGCTCATGTTGCCTATCTCTTCTTGTAATGGATGGAAATACATCACTACCTCCTATTAGATGTAGTTGTCGCCTAACTGGTGCATCAGTATCGTTGCGCCTGCGTCTGGACTCATGAACTCATAAAGGTATCTGCCCGAGGTCGGTACCGTGATGGTGTCTGAACTGCCGTCTCCACCTGACACATTTCCCGCGACCAACACCGCGCTGGGTATTGTTATGGTGTGTGCGGTTGATGCCACTGTCAAGTCCAGTATGATCCTGCCTAGTTTGCCTGTGTTTGGTAAGTTAAGGAAACTCAGTGTGATCGTTCCTGTTGTGGTCAACGTCTGGTAGTGTCCGTTCTCATGGTTCAGTGTGATTGTTCCGTCTATGGAACCGTGTGCGTACACCGTCTCTGAGTTGTCCTTCAATTCGGCGTCTGCGACAATGTTGCCTGAGAAATCGTTTGAAGCGTTGAGGCTGGCTTTGTTTGACTGGAGTGCCTCTATCTCGGATTTGGCCTCCGTGAAGTTGTTCTTTGTGGCCGTGAAGTTGTCCCTGAAGCCCTGTGAACTGTTGTCCTGTCCGGCTACCGGATACGTTCCGTCTATGTTTCCTGGTACTATGTTGCTTGCCATTATGTTATGTCCCTAAATCTTAGATATTTATCGTTCAATCTCTCCACCCTGATGACATCTCCGTCCGCGGGCACCGACGCCACATTGAAAACAATGGTTGTTCGTTGATTTGCTACGTCATGTGTGATATGGTAATCTGTGCCATCACCGGTGTCATCGCGTGCCTGTGTGATGTTGTTCACTTTTACCAAAATGTCTTCTTCATGCACTATTTCGTCCAGTTGGAATGACAGTGTTGAGCCATCACCAGTGAAAGAAACCGGAGATATCTTGCTCTTGCTGACAGTGTACCTGTCTATGATGAAGTCGATGTTCTTGAAGTTTAGGTTTAGATCCTCTATCCGCTTCTTGAGTTTGGCGGAAGTACCAGGTTTACAGTACAGTATCGGCACGGCCTTGATGTAGCCCAGTGGTCCCTGCTGTCCGGCCTGTTCGGTCTTCATCCATAGTGGTAGAAATGTCCACTCGTCGTGTCCTAGGGCCTTGATCCTGTCCCTCATGTTTTCTACCGCGTTGGGTCTGATGGTGGTGGCTCCGGTTTCAACACCGTCGTTGTTGACGAAAGGGTCCACCATGTCGATGTACACAACCTCGTACAGAACAGTTCCGCTCTGCTTGGCCACGGCTGTCTTGATGTCCCCGAACCACAGTGTTATGGGTGCGTGGTTCAACTCCATCTGGTTTTGGAACGTGGTCAGCGTCTGTGCTTCTACGCCCGCCATCATCAGCATCTCCGGTCTCAGTTTCATACCAAAGTTTGAGTCCTCTGGACGATATATCTCTTCCGGTGAGTTGATGTTGGGATCTTGTGCTATGTTGTAGAATATGTTCTGGTCAATGAATGACGTGGCGTGCCCCATCATGTCACCGTACTCGATGGTGGTGTATGGTATGTTTATGGTCAAAGTGAATTCCTTGGTGGCCGCGGACTCCTGGTATTGATCACTCACCGTCACGGTGAAAGTGAACGTCCTTGTTGAATCCGTGAAGTCGCTGGGGTCTATTGTGCCCACTAGATTGCCCAGTGGTGAGAGGGTGATACCAGTCGGCAGTGCACCTCCTGTCACAGAATATGATAGAACTCTGTTGGGCTCGTCCGCCACCGCCTGTATGGAAAGTGTGCTTGGTATGTCTGCGGTCAGTGTGCCCACATTGGCGGGTGTGATGAAAGACACACCTATGTCTATCTCTCCCAGCACGGTCATGGTGAAAACTTGATCAGTGTAAACCAACTGTCCTGTGTCCATGGTCCTCGTGGCCCTCATGGTGAATGAATAATCTGTCGTGACCGCTCCCTGTCTTGGTAGATATCCAAATATCTCTCCCGAGTTTGGATCAACCTGTAGACCCGTGGGCAGTGTGCCTCCCACTTTAGAATACACAAGATCGTTTCCAGTGGAATCAGCGTCATCCACATCTATCTTGATCACCATCTGGTTGTCGTGCCTGAAAGTGCCTAGGTTGCTGTCCGTGAGGAACACCGGTCTCCTTTGTGAAGTGTGATCCATGGTGATTGGGAAATTGTTGATCTCGGTCATGTCCACTGTGATGTTTGGATTGTTCACATTCCAGTATGCCGCAGAGTAGACGTAGATCGAATTTTCTTGTGTTGTCACAGATGTGCTGTCACTGACCCTGACCGTGATCGGAAAGGTCATCGCTATCTGTCTCGTGGAATCCTCGAAGTAGTCGTCCGTGAGTTGACACGTGCCCGAAAGCAGTCCATCCTCCCGCAGTGTCAGTCCAGGCGGCAGTATGCCAGACACCACCTCGAACTTTTTAGATCCTCCCAATCTCGTGTCCTCGTCCGTGGCCTGGAACTGGAAGTTCACGTACTCACCATCCAACACCCAGTACAGTCCCACACGTGTGGAATCATCCAACTGTAGTTGTCCCGATGCCGTGGTGAAAACGGGTGCGTCCTGTCCTTCTATGTCTATAGAGAAGGTCCTGTCCGTGATTTGGGCGCCGGCCGTGGCTCGCACGACGAAGGTGTAAAGAGTTCTCTTGGCAACCTGGGCCGGAGTGCCCGTAAGCAGTCCTGTTGATGTGACCCTCATGCCCGAGGGCAGGCTACCTGCTATCACTGAGTAAGTTATGGCCGTTGAATCACCTAGTGCTACTGGGTCATTCGCCTCCAGTTGTAGTGAATACGAACTGTCCTCGTTGAACGTGGCCAGTTTTCCTGCCGCTGTTGTCCACACCGGTGTTGCCATTGATCTTACTCCTTACACGGGTATTTATTGGAGATCAGCGCCTGTCGTTCTGGGCACGTTGCCAGTGTTCTATGTGCTGTCTTATGCCCTCGCGATCCACGGGATCCGTGGTCCTTTTGAGCTGTTCCTCTAACCTTGCGATCTCTGATCGCGGTGATCTATGCTGTGGTCTTCTGTTGTTCCTTCTCATATGTGGTTTGTCAGTAGTTTAAACTACTTTACATTATAAGTCTATTGTTGTCCTCTGGAACTTGAACACAGTGCTATCACTAGTGATGTTTGTGGCCTTCAACCTCACGTTTCCGTTCAACACATCAACTGAGAATTGTGCTATAGGAAGTGTTGAACCGTCACTGGAATAATTCGACAGTTCCCCAAACACCGTGATGTAGGCCTCTGTTGTGCTGTCAGCACTGGGACCATGCACCACGTTGGCCTCCACCATCTCGTACCTGTCGTTGGTGGTGTCTGATATTGAGATGTAGTATTTGGCACTCCTGTAAGTGGCTGAGTCGAATGTGTCTATCACTGTGGTCGCGGAAGACGCCACTGTTGAGGTGTTGTCGTTGATGTCTGAATGGCTGAGCGTAGCAGTGGCAGTCGCAAATCCTAGATTGCCCGCGCCGTCTGTCTTGAGGAACTGTCCTGTTGTCCCGTCTGATGTGGGGAATTTTAAACCTTGTATCGAGACTGTGCCCGTGCCGTTGCCAGTGATCTCCAGGTCAGCGTTGGTTGTTATTGGAGTGATCGTGTTGCTTGTGATTTCCACACTGCCGATGCTGGCCGAGGTACTGGCTGTAAGCGTGGTGAAACTTCCGGCCACCGCCGTGTTGGCTCCTATCACTGTGTTGTCTATAGCACCACTGTTGATGTCCACTTTTGAGATTACCACACTGCCTATACCGTTTGGTTGCAGTACAAGATTGGAATCGCTCACGGTGGTCTTGATTATGTTGTCAGTGATGTTGATGTTTGAATCTACTGTCAGAGACGGCGCTGTTACCACACCCGTGCCCGAAGGTTCCAGCACTAGATCATCATTGGACCTGTTGGCTCTTATCTCGTTGCCGGTGATGGTTATGAAGTCACTGATGATGGGACTGGCGTATATCTCGTTGAAGTTGTCGTTGACTTTGTCCATTGCGACACGTAGAGTGTCACCTGTGCCATCATTGGCCGTTGCTCCTATGTTCAGTGTCTGCTGTGCCATTATACCTTAATCAATCTCCTCACGAATTTTATCACGTGATTGTTAGTGTTATTTAATCTTCCCTGCAGGGCAATATTGCCGCCCGCAACTATGGCGTTGAAATCCATGGTGTCATACACGGTGGATCCGTCCCCATCACCGTTGTCCACACCACCAAAAACACTAATGTATGCTATAGATCCATCATGTGTGACCGTGGCCTCGATCAACCTGTACCTGTCCGCCGTGGCGTCTGAGATCTGTATGTGGTACTTGGCGCTCCTGTAGGTGCTCAGGTCCCAGGAATCTATGGTCTGGTATGCCGAAGTCGCAGTGAGCGTGGCCGTGCCATCGTCTATTAATGTTTGATCGAAAAGAATGGGTGAACTGAAGAATGTTAGGTTCCCGGCGCCGTCTGTCCTGATCACTTGATGTTGTGCACCGTCCGTGGATGGCATCTTCAGCCCTTCGATGGAAACAGTGCCCGTGCCGTTGCCAGTGATCTCCAGGTCAGCGTTGGTTGTTATTGGAGTGATCGTGTTGCTTGTGATGGCCACCCCGTCCGCATTGAGGGTGGTGGCCGAAAGTGTTGTGAATGTTCCCGCCGCCGGTGTTGTGCCTCCGATCACGGTGCCGTCTATGTCGCCGGAGTTGATGTCTGATTTTGTTATCTGTATCGACCCTAAATTAGATGCATCTAATTGTAGATCGTAATTAGTCACATCCACCTTGATCACATTGTCTGTGATGTTGATGGTGGAATCTATTGTTATGGTCGGGATGGCAACCACACCAGTTCCTGATCCTGCCAGCACGAGGTCTCCGTTTGTCAGGGTGTTTTTGATGTTATTCCCTGATATACTGATATTAGATGACATGGCCGAGTTGGCGTATATCTCGTTGAAGTTCGAGTTTATCTTTGCGCCCGCGGTCCTGATGCTGTCGCCGGTACCGTCGGCACCGCCTAATGTACCTAGGTCAATCGTCTGTTTCGCCATTTTATATCGCCTGTAATACTAGTTTCTTCCAGATGGCAGTTGAACCATCATAGTTGGCAGTGCAGATGTACAGGTTGGTCGCGTCCCAACTGATTGATCCCGCTACATCACCCGTGGCTCCTATTGCTGTTGGTGTCTTGGTGGTCGTGATCACTAATCTGTCAGCATTGACTTGTACTTGTCCCGTGCCATTTGGATCTAATATGATGTTTCCGTTGGTGTCAGCACTCAGTAAAGTGTTGCCTGACATCTGTAGGTCACCGGCCAACTCCGCGAAATTGGTGTTGATCTTGGTCATCGCCGTGCGTAAAGTGTCGCCCGTCGCTGGATTTCCCGCCGTTCCTGTGTCTATCGTTAATCTAGCCATAATCTGTTATGCGTATTTATTAAATATCAATATGTTCATAGAGACGCAGAAGACCCTCAAACTGTTCAAGAGGGAGAGCAAACTGGGTGTCTGCCACACCGTGCGTCGCAACAACATCATGTACATCTTCAGGTGTGACCGCTGTGGTGACACTTTCAAGAAGCCCAAATCACGGGTAGATCCCGAACGCATGGACAAGGGCCACGAGCACTTCTGTGACCGTTGTGATCTATAATCGCATCCAACTGATGTCGTCACGCCGGCCTGTGATCCAACGCTGTAGGTCAGCATAGATGCCCGACCTTATGTTGGGCTGATCGAAGTACCAACGCAGGAACGTGTTGCCGTCCAGGTACTCGCGCCTGTTGATGAAGCGGAAGTTGGTGTCGGGGAATCGCCTGAATATTTGTCTCAGTTGGTACATCCACTCGTACTTGAGATAGGCCTTCATGCTGTGCCTGTCCGGGTAGTTGGGGGAACTTTTATAAATGTTGTTCTGTATCCTGCTGGGTTCCGGCATCTCCCACTGCTGTGCGCCCAGGATGTCGAATCCTATTATCACTACATTTTTAATACCACTCTCCGCGGCCATCAGCACCGCCGAACAGCCTGAACCCCTGTTGTTGGAGAAGTCCTCGGTCTTGATACGGCCACCCTTCTTCATGTTGCCACCACGCCATATCCTGTAGATCTTGAGTCCCCGGGGCACGTCCATCTCCCGGTCTCCGTCACAGATGTAGTTCCAACGACTGATGTCCTCTATGCCGTGTATCTGAGTAGAACTATCTGTTGTATCGTGCCACTGTTTCAATTCTTCATACATGGGAGGGTTCACAGCCACTATGTGATCACACAGTTTTGGATGATCCCTATAGATGGCGTTACAGCCATACACTATGCCCTTGCCTTTTAATGTTTCTATGGGGAATATCTTTCTTGACTCACCGTTGCCTATGACAAATGCGGTGTCCATTATATACCAAAAGACTCTCCACAACCGCATGCGGAGGTTGAGTTGGGATTGCTTATCTCGAACTGTGATCCAAACGTCTCTTCGATCCAATCGATCCGGGTGCCCGCCACGTACAGCATCGAGGTCTCGTCCACCACGAAACGTCCCGTGCCCCAATCCTCAACGTGGTCTCCCTCGGCTATGCTCTCCATGGTGTCTGCGAATCCCCATTCGTACTTGAAGCCCGCGCATCCACCACCCAGCACCGCCAGGCTCACAGCCCACTTGCCGGGGTTCTTGGCCAGCAGTCGTTCTATCTGTTGTTTGGCCGCGTCTGTTATTTCGAATAAACTCATACTAGTAATTATGCTTACCTGTTTCCCATGTTCTTGACTCCGATTGCTAACCAGAATCTTGAAGCGTCCCTTTTCTTCTCGAAGCTCATGTAGGCGTCCTGTTCCTCCCAGTTGTGCCACTGCTCGTCGTACAGGTTCTTGTTCTCGAACCACCAACCCCAACGGCCCTCACAATTGACCTGGCACCACTCGATGCAGTCGCCCATTATGCCGTTGGCGTTCATGTCGATGTTGAAACGGAACTTCTTCTCGTATCCACAGTCCTCTGGGATCTCATCTAGGTGTGCCCTAACACGTGTGATTTTGGCGGCTTCGTAAAACTTTTTCTCCCCTATGCTCATTCTTTATTATAGGATGACTATTTCCAGTTGTCAATCACGAACTGATCAGCACATTCCATGGGGTTTGGTAAACCATGGAACACCGCTACCCGGTTGCCGGGTTCTATCTTGGCCGGAGTGCGGAACCACTTACGACCATCCTTGGTCAGCAGTTTGGTATCTTTCAATCCCACCATCTCCCACTTGTAGGATCTGATCCATTCCTCAGGGAACCAAGTGATGTCCTTTGATGCTCTCTTTGTGATCCAGTCCTGGTCTCCGTGATTTGACTGCATGATCTGTGCGGAGCGATCCTTGAATTCGGTCCACAGGTAATCCATGGTGCCCGACTGCCATCGCATGCAACTGCTGTTGCTCAGTTTCCAGTCCTTGACCCTGCACCTGTTGAAGTCCCTGATTATGTTGAACTTGCCTGTGTGTGAGAACAAGGAATCAATGTTGTCAAATATCACCACATCCAGGTCGAAGAACAGTATGTTGCCCTTCACTGGCATCTCGGGTGCGAACATCCACAGTTTGCTCCACCAACTCTTGATCCAAGGATCATTGGGAAGTTTGACAACATTGACGTCAGGATCTAATCCAGTGGGATCGTCGGTGAGGCAATGGAACTGGTAGGGCACAGTGGTGTGCCTCTTGACCATGCTGTTCAATACATTCGCATACTTGGGGATATACTTATTGCCCCATTTCACACAAACCACGTGATTCATAACCCTCCTTGAGATAATCCATTTGTATCTTCTTCCAATCATCGTCATCAAGCCTGTACGGATATTCACAAACTGTGTCCGGCGCACCTCTGACAGTGATCTTTTTTATATTTAAATTGTTTTTCATCTGTTTGTAAACTTCCAAAAAGTCCTGCGAGCCAAAATTTTTCTGTGTGTCTATCTGGCCCAGTTTGATGTACCCCAAAGACAATTTAGGATCTTCCCAGTCGTATCCATTTTGTGCAAGCCACGACCTGTAATTGTGCATCTCTTCTTTCTTCCAATCAAAGGTGTCCTCTACTATTGTTTGTCCCCATTCTATGTCGAATTCACCTGAATAATATTTCTGATGATTGATTGTGCTACATATCGCATCGGTCATCTCGGGTGCGTCCTCATCTCTCCACACTTCGAACAGTGTCTTGCCCACCTGGCTCCAGTGAAGGTAAACTCCACCCAGTTCCCGGTCATACCTGTTCTTTTTGAACAGTTCAAAATCTTCATCATGAAGGTCGTGTCTCGGTGCGTTGAGGAACGTGGTGATCTGTGAAGGTCGCATCCATTCCGGTTCTATGTGTTTTTTCCTGTCGGCCTCTACCCAACTTTCTATTTCGTGGCATATGTTGTTCAATTGCCTGATCGCATATTTGGTCGGATAGTCTGCTTGTTTGTAAAATTCCGATAATCGCCAAGCGGTGCCCTGCAGATCCTCGAAATACCTGTGCAGTAGATTACAGGCATCGTGCTTGAGTCTGAGTCCTGGCGTCTTGCTTATGTCTCCATCGGGTGCTTTGCCTATTGGCAAGCGACCGCTGTATTGGAAGTCGTCTGCTACGAAAGGGTGTATGTGTTTGTATGGAGGATCAAAATGGAAAGAGTTTATTTGTTCAACATTGTTGTTCAGTTCTTGAACAAGGTAATTTAGATCCCTTGAGCTATCGGCCCAGCCCAGCCAACAAAAATTTTTCTCCAGCACTCTCTTTCTAGATAGATTGTCACGCAGTGCATCTAAAAAACGATGCGACAAAGGCGAGTCATAGATATCAACTGTTACATCTCGATCGTCGAGAGATAAAACGATTTTGTCTTTGATTTTATTTCCTTGTGTAGATGGCACTGTTTGCTCCGTGTTCCATGCATTCCACACTCTCCACGAAACATCTTCCGTTGGTCTGTTTTCTAACTAGATCGTCAGCGAAGTCAAATGCGTGTTTGGCAAACATCTCCGCACCCACTCCGTCGAACTCCACGATCTCCGCGAGGTCATGTTTCTCCAGTTCTTTCAGTTTGTCCAGGTGTGGATCATTCTTGTCCACTGCTGTCTTGTGATCGAAGTGATCTTCCAACCATTTCTTGAGAGGTTTGAGTCCACCAAAGTCCACCGCCCAGTTCTTGTTGTCCAGTTCGTTGCAACCAAACGTGAATCTGAAAGCAAGGCTGTAGCCGTGCAGTAAGTGGCAGTGTGAATGGTCCGCGTTGGGTTGTCTGAACACACAGGCCAAGCCTATGTTGTGTCCGTATGTTTTTGTTGAGTAGTAAGTCATCTTTTTTCTCCTATGTGATGACTTGCAGAATGTTTATAGAGGGATGAAAGTCTTGAAGTCCTCTTTGACATCAGTTCAACCTTTTGTTGATCCGGCTGTCGAGTTCCTGTTGGAATGCCGCATCTCTGATGCGATCCGTCAGTTCGTTGGGTATATTTAACTCACCATCGATGATGCTCTTGAGGAAATGCACCAACACCGTGAACTCCGGCCTGTTGGCCACAGTCTCAGGATCAACCCCATGCTTCTCCATGGCGTTCAGCATGGCCTCCGATGTGTCCATCAAGGCTTCTATGCTCTGGCTGTGTTTCTTGAAGTGTTTGCTCATGTTATGATGCTGGGTTTCTTGGGCACCTCGATCTTGCTGAACACCCTGTCGTATTCGGCCTGTATCTTGTCATTGATGTAGGCTATCGAAGTGATCTTGTCCTTGGCGATGTTGATCGGTTTGTCCTGTTGTGCGGTTGAAAAGAATGTTCCGAATGCGAGACCCTGTGGTCCCTGCATCAGTACAAGTGCCTTCTCGATGCTTATGTACGAGTCAGCGCCGCCTTTGTATTTCGCAATGACTTCCTCTCCTGAAGCCAGTTTAAGAGTGATATGATCTCCATCTTTTATATTTTCAAACATACCTAATTGTACACTATCCTAAGAGTTTGTCAATGTATTTCCGCAATTCCTTGTCCTGAACGTTTGGTGGAATCGTGTTTCGGAAGAATATCTGGTAACTGTCCGATCCGTACTTGCCAATGCCGTGTAGGTCACTGGCCTCCCGGCCATCCCAATCAAGGTACTGTTCTGTCATCTTACGTATTCGCTTTGACCTCATCTCCCACATGCCTAACGGCTTCAACATCTCCTGTTGCGTCTTGAGCCTACCACGTAGGTATGCCTGTGGATTTGGATATCTTGCGAACAATTTTGGTAAGATTATTTTCACGTGTTTTCGATAGGTAAGATTCAGACACATCACACCCACCATATGCTTCCATTTCTTGTGCGGAGATTTAATCTGTTGCTGGACCATGAGGTGATCCACCATTGGTTTGATCATATGTAAATTATATTTTGTTTTATTTCTTTGTCAACTGCCGGTTGATGAACTTGACCATACCGTCGTAGGTCTCCTGGTACACGTTGGAATGTTTGCGCCATTCCTCTGGCATCTCCCAACGATCATGATTCACCACTATCCATCTGGTGTCTGGATCCGAGTAGCCCATCAGTTTGTGGAACTGGTAAATCCAGTAACTGGGATCAACTGGTCTCTTGATGTAGGTGTAGCCCTCCGATCCCGTGTACATGTTGTTGATCTTGTCCTTCTCTAAAGGATGTAGATCGAATCCCAACATGAATATGGCCTTGGGCTTGTAGGTCAGTGCCAGGTTGCCCGCGTGCGGTCCGGTGCCCCAGTGGAACGGGTCATCCTGTCGCTTGTCTCCCGAGTAGGGTAGGTCTGGTAATTTGCGGACGTTGGGCCACGCCGCGAACTGATCCGCCCAGTCCTGTCTGGTGAATATCGTGGTGCCCTTACCAACCGCGTTCGCGGCCTGTTGGCACATGTGGCGGTCAGCACACACCAGGTATTCCGTGACGAAGTCTCGGTAGATGGCATTACAACCAATCACCGTGCTGAACGATTTCAATGGAGAGATGTCAAATCCCCGCCTTGATTCACCGTTGCCTATTATGCTCACATACTTGGTCATAACGCTATTTAATCACCCCTTTAAACGCACACAGAAGCACACACACTGCTGGTAAAATTCAAATTGGAATAGTTGTACATATCACTCATTTTCGTTGATTAAATGCCATATGGTGC